AAAAAAGAAAGGACGAAATTTGTCCTTTCTAGATATTAGCTTTTCTTCAACCCACTACAGTTGACAAAGAGCCAAAAAAGAAACCCAAATACAGAATTGTATTTGAATTTCTTAACTTAATGACATTGGGTTTCCGCCTTGTTTTCTTTTTTTGAAAGGAGACAAAAAATGGTCGTAATTAAAAAACTAAGCAACATCATCCCTGTTGATTTTGGGGAGTTTCAACTTGAATATGTGGCGAATGATGAGAACATCAAACGCATGAAGACAATTGGTCAGAACATGGAAAAACGTGCTAAAAAACTGGAAGAAGCAGATGACGAGTCAGCTTTTAAAGAGGCTTACAAAGCATCTAAAGATAGTTGGACAGAGTTGTTCGATGAAGAAGCTTTTGAAAAAGTCTATAAATTCTCAGGAGAAACAACAACGGATACAATTTACTATCTGATTCAAACCATTCGTGGCATTGTTACCGAATTTGAGAACCGACATTCTGAAAAAGCAATCAAGAAATATTTAGAGGGTTAATTATGCTGGATCTATCACGAAAATTAACAGATGAGTTGGTTATTGGTGATAAGGTCTACTCTCTCAATATGTCCTTTGATAATATCATTAGACTCTTTGAAATGTGGTGTGATGAGGAAATACCAGAACAGGTTAAACCTTTCTTTGCTTTAAAAATGCTTACAGGAGATGGATTTGGGTTGTTCTCGATTGAAGATGCTATGGATATCTTCCAACAGGTTTTCGAGGAACATATTCAATTGAAATCGCTGAAAGATGTATCTGTCGAGTACGACCTAGCCGGCAACGTGATGCAAAAAGAACCCTCTACTCAAAGCAAAGAACCGCCTGTATATGATATTTCGTTAGATGGTGATTTCATTTATGCAAGTTTCATGCAAGCATACGACATTGATTTGCTTGAAGAAAGAGGAAAATTACACTGGAAGAAGTTCAATGCGTTGTTATCAGGATTGCCGGAAGGTACTAAATTCGTTGAAGTTATCAAAATCAGGAAGTACAAGCCAAGAAAGGGCGACTCTCAAGCTTACATCGATGAAATGATGAAGTTAAAGAAAGAGTATGCCTTGCCTGATTCTGAAGAATACGATGATGAAGATGATGATTACGATATGGAATAGAAAGGAGGTAATAAGATGGCGGATGGTAAGGTTGTCATCCAGGTAGACATGGATGGCGACAAAGCCCAATCAGGAGTCGCACGTCTAAAGGGTATGGTCGGAGGATTGGCCGAGAGTGGTACACAATTAGGTTCGGTCTTTAAGTCTGTTCTCGGTGCTAATATCGTAAGTGGTGCGCTTATTTCCGGGATTCAGTCTTTGGGAAGTGCTATGAAAGGTGTATTTTCTACCGCTCTGGACGAAGGGGCTAAGCTACAACAATCTTTTGGTGGTATTGATACGCTCTACCATGGAGCAGAAGATACCATGAAACAATATGCTACTACTGCAGCATCCGCAGGGATTTCAGCTAACACATACGCAGAACAGGCCGTTTCTTTTGGTGCTAGTTTGAAGAAAGCGCTTGGTGGTGATGCAGTGAAGGCTGCTGAATCAGCTAATAAAGCTATCATGGCTATGGCCGACAACTCAGCTAAAATGGGTACGGACATTGGTTCAATTCAGATGGCCTATCAAGGCTTTGCCAAGGGGAATTACACCATGCTGGACAATTTGAAGCTAGGCTATGGCGGGACCCAACAAGAAATGCAGCGACTTCTTAAAGATGCCAGCAAGCTCGAGAAAGCAATGGGCAAGAAGTTTGATATTAATAACTTCGCAGATGTCGTTGAAGCGATTGACTTGGTTCAACAAGAACTAGGTGTCGCAGGAGTTGCAGCAAAAGAAGCTGAAACTACTTTTAGTGGTTCGTTCTCTGCAATGAAAGCTTCTGCATCCAACTTCTTGGCCAATCTTTCACTTGGCGAGGATATCGGTCCATCTCTGAAGACACTCATTTCTACTACATCAACCTTCCTTTTGGGGAATTTCGTGCCAATGGTAGGAAATATCATGCGACAACTTCCTCATGCTATCGAAGTCGCGATAGCTGAAGCAGGTCCTAAGATTGAACAAGGATTCAGGTCATTATTCGCAGGGATTGGAGTGGATGATGGTGCATTTGATGTTATCAAGGATACTTTCAGAGATGTAGTCGTGACAATCCAGTCACTTTTTGGAGAATTGACCAGTGAAGGAAATGGATTCAAGGATTTACTTCAAGGGATTAGCAATGTGATTACATTCGTAAATGTTGTCATACAAGAATTAGCAAGAGGATTTCAATTCGTTTTAGATTCATTTGCTGATATAGGAGCAATCAGTAACTTTTACCAAGCATTTAAAGACTTGTCTGAAGCAGCTACCGAGGTCGCTCAAAATCTAGGGGAAGCTATTCCATGGGAAACGATTGGTACAGCAGTAGGGCAGATCGTGAATGGAATTTCAATTCTTGTCAGTTGGTTTTCAAAACTTGCTCAATCGATTAGCCCAGACATGTGGAGAGCGCTGATTACGGGCGTTGTTAGTTTCGCGGTTGCGTTAAAAGGCATTAAAACAGGTCTTACAATTGCAAGAGGTCTCAAATCAGCTTTTGATTTCGGAAAGAATCTTGTTTCATTAATTAGCAACACTATTAGTCTTACTGCCGCTCAAGCAACAAATGCTGCTGCAAGTACAGCAATGAGCGCAGGAAATACCGCAGTAGGTACATCAGCAGGAGCAGCAGCAAGTTCTGTCTTGAAATTAGGAGCAGGCTTATTAATGGTTGGTGCGGGTGTTTTACTTGCAGCAACAGGAATCTATCTTTTGGTTCAAGCTGCTATCCAATTATCAAGCGCAGGAGCAGGAGCAATTCTAACCATGGTCGGTTTGGCTGTTGGAATCGCTGCGCTTGCTGCTGTCTTTGCTTTTCTAGGTCCTGCTTTAACTGCAGGAGCAGTTGGTATTTTAGCCTTTGGCGCAGCAATAGCCCTGATTGGAGTCGGAGTATATGCCGCTTCGGTTGGTTTAGCTCTTTTAGCAGTGCAATTACCTGTTATCTCTACTTACGGATTATCAGCCTCGGTCGCTCTTGTGGCTCTAGGTGCTTCAATGCTTGTTCTTGGTGCAGGAGCACTAGTAGCAGGAGCTGGATTGCTTGTTTTAGGAGCAGGAGCTTTGGTTGCAGGTGCCGGAGCAGTTGTTTTCGGAGCCGGTCTCTTAATAGCTTCAGTCGGTGTTGCTGCCTTCGGACTGGCTCTAGGAGTGTGTGCGCCTGCTATTTCAACATTCGTTGATGCAATAAGCAAAATAATCGAGACTTTAAGCGGTGGATTGTCTAACATTCTAGATGCAATATCTAGGGTTATTCAATCTGTTGGAGATTCTGCACTCAAAGCAGGTCAAGGTTTCAAGGCTTTGGCCGAAGGTGTCGTGATGATTACCAACACAAGTCTTGGCGATATGGCTGCTTCTTTAGGGGCAGTTGCTTTGGGTGTCGGTAAAATAGCAGGATACGGCTCTGATTTGTCAGCAGTTGGGAATGGCATGACTATTCTCAGTAACGGAATGATGATGTTCTCTCAATCTGCTATGATAGCAACTGCTGCATTAGCAACATTCCCTGGCCTGATTTCTAACTTGTCTGTCGTAACAGGAAGTGCACCAGCCTCGCTTCTTGTTTTTGCCACAGCAGTTAAAACGGCTGGAACGTTAATGGCTACAAGTATGCAAGCAAGTATGGCTCAAATCCTTGTTGTAGTGAACAATGGCATGGTCTCAATCGTGCAAAGTGTTCGCAACAATGGAAGTCAGATGGTTGCGGTTTGGAGAATATCCGGCCAGCAACTTGTCAGCGCCACTCAAGGATTTGTAAACTCAGCAAACAATACTCTTTCTCAAATCGGCCAAGGAGTTAACCTCCATGCAAACGGTTCGGCTCTTATGTCCGGATTGAAGTCTGGTATTGATTCAGGCTGGTCTCAGATTACTTCTAGTGTATCGAATATGGCTAAATGGATTAAAGACCATAAAGGGCCTGTTTCGTACGATAGAAGATTGCTTATCGAGAATGGTTCAGCTCTTATGACTGGTTTGAATCGAGGTATTCAGACCGGTTGGAGAAATGTCATGGACAACATTTCAAGTATGGCAGGGACTATTCAAGACGTAATTAACGACGATTATTCGGATATCGGCTGGCAGATTGGCCTAGGGATTTCAGACGGTCTTAACTCGTCAATGGATAATGTCACAGGTCACTTAGATGCTATTCGTGATCATGTCAATGATTTTAGTTTAAGGTCTAAGAATCTTTTGACTGGTGCGACTGCTACCATGTCAAGTCAATTGAAGGTTGAGACGTTGAGAGGTAAGACACCAAAAGATGAAACATCTAGCAGACAAGAAGCCTATATCGCTCATTCAACAAGTCTATTGTCAGATGTGATTGATGGCTTGTCAGAATTGAGAGAACAAGTGGCACAAGGCCAGACAATGGTCTTGGACACAGGAGCGCTTATTGGTGGTACTGCTTATGCTTATGATGAGGCAGTTGGAAATATACAAACATTGAGAGGACGGCATCGATTATGATTACTCAAATTAAGGAATATATCCAATTCAGTGATTTTAATAGCAAAGATGCCGGTTGGTATCTTCAAAGGAGGGAAGCTCCGACTCCTGATAAAAAGGAAATTGTAGAGCAAATCCCTTATTTACAAGGTGTTTTAGACTTCTCTGATGCTCTCGGAGAAGTTTTCTTTGATAGACGAGAAATCACTTATGAATTTAAACTACCAAACAAAGAATATTCAGATCGCAAGGTAGCTGAACGATTCATAAAATCGAGTATGACGACGAAGTCAGAAAGCAAGCTCTTTGACAGTCACGACCAGAGGTATTATTGGCTCGGTAAGGTCAAAAGTATTAAAGTGACGGATGTGCCTTTAAAGAAACATTTGATTGCTACAATTGTTTTTATTTGTTATCCATTCGCGTTTCATGTCGATGATTATTTTGATGATATTTGGGATACATTTGACTTCGAAAATGATTTTTCAAATTGGACCAAGTGGCATATCAATGGCCAAAAAGAGATTTACTTTGTGAATGGCGGTGATACTTCAGTTAGTCCGACAGTCATTTGCAGCAGTGATATTACATTGGTTGATGAAAAAGGCAAAACTTACAAATTCAAACAAGGAGAAAACAATGACTTTGTTTTATCAATTAAATCAGGTATCAACCGTTTTACCGCTAAAGGGAATGGAACGATTTCATTAAGATTTAATGCAGAGGTGATGGCATGAGTAGTAGAGGAGGTTTTGAAGTATATTTTTGGAACTCTTTTCGAGAAATGTTAGCTGATAGAATTTCTGTTGAAAAGAAGGTGATTCATAGTCCATATTCTCGTAAAGGGAATAAGATTCTTTCTGGAACAATTACACAGGCTCAAAATGCAATCAATGAATTTACTTTCACGATGCCAATGCAAAATAGCCTTTACCAAAAATTAGTTCCTTTTCAATCTATCATCCAAGTTGTTAATCTATATGATGATGAAATTGAATTTGAAGGTAGAGTTTTAACTATTTCAAATAAAATGACGAGTACAGGATTCGTTCAAGAAGTTGTGTGTGAAGATTTTCTTTCATTTTTCCATGACAGCGCTCAAAGTTTCCGTAAATTACAAAATACTGGTGCAGAAGCGTATCTAAGAGAAATACTGAACCAGCACAATAGTCAAGTTGAAGATTATAAGAGGATTCATCTTGGAACTGTAACGGTTAACAGTAAGACAGACAAGCCGTGGAGGTATCTAGGTTATGAGCCTACTTGGGATGCGATTAGAGAGAGGATTATTGCTAACATTGGTGGATATCTTACCTTGAGAAGAGAGAGTGATGCTTTCTACCTCGATTGGACTTCCTCGATTGGTGAGAATCAGGACTCGCCTATTCAACTTGGTCGGAATATAAAATCAGCTTCTCGTGAGATTTCATTTGATGGTATAGCTACTCAAATCATGCCAATTGGTGCAGATGAGAATAATAGTCAAAATGAAAATAAGGAAGAACAAGGATCTGATGTTACCAGGAAGCAGATTGACATTTCATCCGTAAACGGTGGCAAAATATGGCTTGAAGATGCAGAATTAGTTGCTAAATTTGGAATCATTCGTAAACCTGTAATTTGGACAGAGATTGATAATGCTCAGGTATTAAAAAATCGAGGATTGCAATACCTCAAAAATCAAAAAATAGCCCTTGCAAAATGGGCAGTCTCAGCTGTAGAAAGATATCTGATTGACTCAAGGTATGTAAAATTCAAAATCGGCAATACACATCCAATTTTGAATGCTCCACTTTCAGGAATTGAGCGCTTGCAAATCATCGAAAAGAAAATAGATATCTTGAATCCTCAAAGCGTCGATTTGGTTATAGGCTCTAAATCACAATCACTTTCTGCTTATCAACTACAATCTCAAGAAGCGATTGAATCAATTGACCGTGTAAAAGCAAATCAAGAGATTAAACGCAGAAAAGAGAGATTGACTTCTTTAACAAGTAAGCTGGAAGAGTTGAAACGTGAGAATAAAGAAGATAATGCTGATAAAATCAAGAATATTGAAATGGAAATAAATAAAATAGAAAAAGAAATTGGAGGTAATTAATGGTAACAGAAGAAGCAGAAGGACGTTTGAATTTATTTAATGACCCATCACCTCTTCCAAATACTAAAAATATTGCCGTATTAGTTGACGGCATTCGAAAGAAAACAAGAGGTGCTGATGTTCGAGAATCTATCGCTAAAGCCCTTGAAGTTACATACGAGAATGCCTCAAAAGACGGTAACGCTAATATGGAAGTGACGCAGGCTAGAGGTACGTTTGATTTCTTATACAATCGCTTAGCAAATATAGATGCGCAATTAGATGGAAAGGCTGATGCAGGTAAGATTGCAACGCAATTGCAGAATATGGCTTCGGCAAGTCCTAAGGGTACGTATTCCAATTTAGCGGACCTGAAGCAAGCCAAACCTAATGGTGACACAGGAACTTATATCACAACCGACAATAAGAACTGGAACTATTGGAATGGTTCTAGCTGGGTTTCTGGGGGGATTTATCAATCAAGTGCAGTTAGTCCTATTGATACATTCGCTTTTATCGCAGGGCGGGAGCCTATCAATTTCAATAATGCAACTAAAACCATCGAAGTAAAAGGAACCAACACAGCATTGGTGAATGGAAAGCTCATCACAGTTGCAAAAGAATCTATTCCGTATAGCTCAGCTACTTCATGGATTGTTTTAGATACAGTATCGAGCCGAATTCAATTAACTACAAACATAAGCCCAACTCAAGTTGTTGTCGGTGCGCTTTTCGCTAATGGTGATTCAAATCCAACCATTACATTTAACGGCTTGCATTCTATAGATGGGAAAACACCGATTACCGCTGATGATGTGCCAACCTTTTCTGGAAATGTGATTTACAGCCCAAATGGAAATATTATCTATGATAAAACAAAGAAAACAATTAAACATAAAGAGATATCTGTAACGATTGGCAAAAATACCTATCATTTAGAGCCCAATGAATTTTCGCTTGGAGGCAATGCAGGTTTTATTGTTTTTGATAAGACATCTTTAACAATGTATGCAGGAGCTGTCTCGAAAAATAGTCAAGTACTTTTAGGGTACTATGACCACAGGAATAGCAATGTGTATCTTAATACTTTTCAATTGGCCGAAAAGGTTAAAAAGATCGCTTGTTTAGGCGATTCAATCACAGAGGGTCACCAAGCTAACGGATGGCCATGGCACCGCTACATCGACCAATGGGCCAAAAATAATGGCATTGAAACAACAGTAGTAAATCTTGGAATCGGTGGCACTTTGATTTCAGATGGAGTTGGAAATACCGTACAGGCATTCGTCCGTCGATTGGACACTATCCCAGAAGATACAGATGTTGTCACAATTTTTGGAGGTACTAACGACTGGGGAAACCATGCTGAATTAGGTACGCTGGAAAGCACAGAAACATCTACTTTCTATGGAGCATATAAGCATATTTTAGAATGGTTAGCAATCAATCGTCCAAATACAAAAGTTATTACTATGACGCCGCTGAAACGTTACTATAAAGGATCTACAACAATCTGGAAGAATGCACAGACAGAGCCTAACAATAAAGGTAACGTCCTTGGTGATTTTGTCAGAGCTGTTAAAGAGGTGTCAGACCTTTATTCAGTACCATGCGTTGACTTGCACAATGATTCTGGGCTTAATCCAGTCTTAGAAATCGTCCGTACAAAATTTATGAGAGACGGATTACATCCGACCGCAGAAGGGAATAAGAGGATGTATCCGATTATTTTGGATAAAATGCGTCCACTTTTGGAATACGATTGATGAGGTGTATATGCAAATTGAATTTTTTGATTTTTTTAGAAGTGTCGTTCAGACCGAAGATGGTCTTATCTTATACGCTCTGACCTTGATTGTTTCAATGGAAATTATTGATTTTGTGACAGGAACTATTGCTGCTATTGTCAATCCTGATATTGAATACAAGAGTAAAATTGGTATCAATGGCCTACTTCGTAAGATTTCAGGAGTTCTCTTATTGATGATCCTTATCCCGATGTCTGTCCTATTACCTGAAAAGACAGGGTTTGCATTCTTGTACTCAATTTATCTCGGATACATCGCATTTACTTTTCAATCGCTTATTGAGAACTACCGTAAATTGAAAGGAAACGTTACTATTTTTCAACCAATAATGAAAGCATTTCAACGATTGATTGAAAAAGACAATAATACGAAAAAAGGAGAATAAACATGATTAACTGGAAAGTACGTTTTAGCTTTAAAAATAAAACATTCTTATTGCGAGTGGCATTCGCACTAGCTTTGCCAATTCTCGCATATTTCAATCTAAAACTAGAAGATTTGGTTAGCTGGGGAGTCATTTTAGACTTGCTTGGTAAATTCTTTGCGAACCCTTATCTTATTGGGTTGACGATTGTAAATATCTTAAACATCATTCCAGACCCAACAACATCAGGAATCTCTGATAGCAAACGTGCTCTTGACTATAAAGAACCAAGCGAAGATTAGGAGAAAACAATGAAGCAAAACGATTTATTCATCGATGTAGCAAGCCATCAGGGCTATGACATTACAGGAATTTTGGAGCAGATGGGAACAACTAACACTATCATCAAAATTTCAGAAGGTACGACCTATTTAAACCCTTGCTTGTCTGCTCAAGTAGAGCAATCAAACCCTATTGGCTTCTACCATTTTGCGTGGTTCGGTGGAGATGTAGACGAGGCAGAAAGAGAGGCACGCTACTTCCTTGATAATGTACCTAAGAAAGTTCAGTATCTTGTGCTTGACTATGAAGACCATGCCAGCGACGACTCACAAGCCAACACAAACGCTTGCTTACGCTTTATGCAGGTTATCGCAGACGCTGGTTATAAGCCTATTTATTATAGTTACAAACCTTTCACGCTCAATAATATTGACTATCAGCAAATTCTTTCACAATTCCCAAACAGTCTTTGGATTGCAGGCTATGGGTTAAATGATGGTACAGCTGACTTTGAATACTTTCCAAGTATGGACGGTATCAGATGGTGGCAATATTCAAGTAACCCGTTTGACAAGAATATTGTCCTGTTAGATGATGAGGAAGATAATTCAATCAGTAAAAACGATCTAAAAAGCCTTAATACCATAGCCAATGAGGTCGTGCAAGGCCTTTGGGGTAACGGTCAAGAGCGTTTTAATAACCTATCAAATGCTGGTTACGATGCGCAAGCCGTGCAAGACAAGGTAAATGACCTCTTAAATGCTGAAAATACTAGTAAAGACTTGGATACGTTAGCTAATGAAGTGCTACAAGGCTTGTGGGGGAACGGTCAAGAGCGTTTCAACAGACTAACTGATGCAGGTTATGATGCCGAAGAGGTTCAAGACAAAGTAAATAGCCTTTTAGGTGGCGAAGACACCGTGGATCTTAATACCGTAGCTAACGAGGTCATTCAAGGCCTTTGGGGCAATGGACAAGAACGTTTCGACAACTTAACAAACGCTGGTTATGATGCACAAGCGGTTCAAAATCGAGTTAATGAATTGCTATCTTAACAAACTGACTAAAAAACCGGTATAAAACCAAAAATATAGTACACCAACCGCAGGCTTAGGCTTGCGGTTTTTTTGTTTGTTCTGAATCAAGAAAACATCTAACCAACCGACAGCAATGTCGGTAGCAAAATAAATGGTTTGCCTGAAAAATTGACTTGTCGAGATCAACAAATAACTTTATAAAGCGCTTGGTTGCCAATTTTGTTGACGTCAACAAAATTAGAGTTTGTATTTCTATTTTGCAAAAACGTGCATTTTGAACGATTAGAAACAGAAATTACAATCCTATTGTTCAAAAAGGCGCTTACATGAAGAATAGGAAGGGTGGATGGCAGAGCATTATTGTCAAAAATGTCATTTTATTAATAATGCCTTCTTTTTCTTTTTTGATTATTGTCAAAAACGGTGTTTTGTTAAAAATAAAAAAAGTAATGATTTTTTCACTACTTTTTAATTTTTTTACGAATAGATAAGTAAGGAGGAAGGAAATATGAACATTTTGAACATTAAACTTGCAAGCGTAGAGCAGACAGACTTAGGTTTTGAACATTGGATAGATGTAACTTACCAGGTGCCGATTTTAAAAAATGAGTATACAGTCAAGCTATTGCTTCTTATGGAATGCAAGATAGAGGATCAGGAAGTGATTGAGTATTTGGTCAGCACTTGGAAGTATCGTGATCTCGTGTTGCATTCATTGCAGATGTATGAGATGGAAAAAAGAAATAATTTTACTATCCTTTATTGAGATGTTAGTGGTCCTTTTAATCATCAGCGTGCTTCTCTTGCTCTTTGTACCTAATCTGACTAAGCAAAAAGAGGCGGTCAATGACAAAGGAAAAGCTGCTGTTGTTAAGGTTGTGGAAAGCCAGGCAGAGCTTTATAGTTTGAATAAAAATGAAGAGGCTACTCTAAGCAAATTACAGGCAGATGATCGCATCACAGAAGAACAGGCTAAGGCCTATAAAGAATACCATGCTAAACAAAATACCAGTCAAACCGTTGCAGATTAAGGCCTTTACCATGCTGGAAAGCCTCTTGGTTTTGGGTCTTGTGAGTATCCTTGCCTTGGGCTTGTCAGGCTCTGTCCAGTCCACTTTTGCAGCGGTAGAGGAGCAGATTTTCTTTATGGAGTTTGAAGAACTCTATCGGGAAACCCAAAAACGCAGTGTAGCTAGTCAGCAAAAGACTAGTCTGAACTTAGATGGGCAGACGATCAGCAATGGCAGTCAAAAGTTGACAGTTCCTAAAGGAATTCAAGCACCATCGGGCCAAAGTATCACATTTGACCGAGCTGGGGGCAATTCGTCTCTGGCTAAGGTTGAATTTCAGACCAGCAAAGGAGCGATTCGCTATCAATTATATCTAGGAAATGGAAAAATTAAACGCATTAAGGAAACAAAA